GCAGACGCTAGTACTGCATTTGAAATTTGAATTTCTTTCTGGTAAGTGCTAAGGGCATTCTTCAAGCTATCAGCATCTTCTGGATCACCTAAGATACTACGATACTCTTGCGCATCGTTAATAGGGGCAACTTTGATGCGCCATAAATGCGGCCACCAAGTTGGTCCAAATCCTTCAGCAGCACGACTTGCATCTTGTACAGCATAAAATTTGTTAATGCTTTTTGCAGTAGCATCTAATAGTAAGTCATCATTCAAGTGAGGCAATTCGATGACGTCACCTGCCATTAGCTTACGACCTAAACGTTCTACCATTTCATTTGTGTGAAATGTAATAAACAACGTATCGGCATTTAAAAATAGTCCAAATTGACTTAGGTCAAAGTCTTGATCGCTAACATTATATGTGCCACGGAGTTCAAAGACGCTAGTATCGTATACGCGGTCGCGGTTCTCTAAGAACAGCAAGTCCTGAATGTCCATTTCATTTATTTCACCCTTTGCAGCCAAGTTTGGCTTTGCAGGGTCTGAGCCGTCTTCAACGGCCGCAGGTCCAAGATACTTGTGGACCAATATAGTGGTACCACCAGCACTTACTGCTTCGCGAATGACCCTGTCTTGGTAGTAAAAGTCATTGGTTTTGGCGTTTTTCCAAAGTGATATTTTAGGCATAATTCCCTCAGGACCATAGTAGGTCCTATTTTGTTGTAGTATTTACCGTATAGGATCTACTTGACAGACTCGCGCAGATAAGTTATAATAGTCGAATACGTACACAAACTGGAGTAAAAATATGGCTACAGCAACCAAAAAACCCGCAATGAAATTGCCAGCAAAGAAAAAGACACTTGCCCGTCCTACTCGAACTGGTAAAAAGACAGCAACCACTATGAAGGTTGATGCAGAAGGCGGTATCAAGTTGAGTGCCATTCCAGTCACTGATATTAAGTACATGGGTGACGAGCCAAATTGGTCTAAACAAGACAACTACAGCGAATCAGCACGCCGTTCACATATGGCCCGTAGTTTCAATTGGTACAACTATTCATGCGATCGTAAACAGGCTCGTAGCTTTTTTGAAGATTATTGCAGTACCATTGAAGACTATAAGTCGTACAAAGTAAAGTTCAAGCGTTTACCTGATAATGCATTTGGACTAACAACTGGCTGGCTCTGCCGCATGATTCTTGCTGGATTTCAAATTCAAGAAGGCGAAGACCGCTCTATCATCGAACAAGTTGCTTCATTGGAACAGCGATTGCTTGATGAAAAGGAAGAAGTAGTAATTGCCAAGCCCGGCGAAGTAGTAATTAAAAAAGAAACGATTCAAGACCGCCTTGCTGAAAAGTTTAGCGAAGCAATGGGTGAAGTTGAAGGAGCCATTGACGAGTTTGTAACCGAAGGCAAAGAGTACTCAACATTTAAGTTGCTAAGTGCGCAAAATATTGCAGTGCAGTATGCAACTAAAATTCCAGATATCATTCGCCCACGTATTGCTGAAATGAACGAGTTGCTGGAAGGCACTGACGCACAATTGAACGAAGCATACAAGTTCATGGGCAAGCGTGAAGTTAAGGCGCTGATTAAATTTTATGAGTCTATCATCAATGATGCAATGGCTTATAAGACAAGCAAAATTGCAACTCGTGCTAAGCCAAAGCGTAAGCCAGTTCCGCCCGAACGTACAGTACGAGGCCTTAAATATCTCAAAGAGTTTGCAGAGCTTGGCCTCAAAAGTATCAACCCAACTGAGATTTTGGGCATGAGCGAGCTGTGGACTTATAACACTAAGACACGCAAGATTGGACGGTTTGTTGTAGCTATGCATGGCGACATGGTAGTAGGCCAGCTTGGCGTTAAGGGCAGTGCTATCATTGGCTTTGACGAAATTAAGAGTGTTACAAAAACACTGCGGAAGCCAGCAGAAAAGCTAGCAGAGTTCAAGACACTTGGTAAGCCACAGCTTCGCAAGTTTATGGACACTATTAAAAGCGTAGAAGTTAAACTAAAAGGACGCATTAGTCCAGAAACGATCCTGCTTCGTGCTATTAAGTAAGTTTTAATCAAGTGTCTCCGGTAAATACTACTGGAGACACTTATGGCAGATAACAAAACAACAAATCGTGCAAAGACAATAAAGTACATTGAACTTAGCCTCGGCGGAGGTATGGTTGATGTTGAACTTGACAAAGAGCACTACGATATGGCTATCGACAAAGCCGTAGCAAAGTATCGTCAACGTAGCAGCCGTGCAGTTGAAGAAAGCTTTATGGTGTTAACATTAACACCAAACGAAAGCAACTATACATTGCCAGATGAAGTAATTGAAGTACGTGCAATTTACCGCCAAAATGCAGGCGGAGTTGGTTCAACTGGCACAAGCTTTGAACCTTTTGAAGCTGGTTACTTAAATATGTACATGTTAAATGCATCAGCTGGTGGCGGATTGGCAACATTTGAATTATGGATGGGACAACGAGAGCTGCTAGGCAAAATGTTTGGTACGTATGTTATCTACACATGGTCTAATACTAGCAAGCGACTTAGTTTACATCGACACATCAAAGGTGACGAAGGTGTAATCATCCACACGTACAATTATCGCCCCGATGAATCATTGCTAGCTGATACTAGTTCTGCGCCATGGATTAAAGATTATGCATCTGCTGTGGCTAAAATGACACTTGGTCAAGCTCGTAGCAAGTTTGCACAGCTAGCTGGACCACAAGGTGGCGTATCGTTAAACGGTAACGACTTGATTGCCCAAGCCCAAGCCGAGATGGAAAAGTTAGAAGAAGATCTAAAAACATATGCTGACGGTGGAACTCCGCTTGGTTTCATCTTTGGTTAAGCAGTAACTTGACATCAGTCTGCGTTTATGCTAACATAACGCATGACTAAACAAATTATTGGTATCTGCGGCTTTATTGGTTCTGGCAAAGACACTGCCGCAGATTACCTTGTAAACTTCCATGAGTTTCGAAGAGACTCGTTTGCCGCTACTCTTAAAGATGCAGTTGGTGCAGTATTCAATTGGGATAGAGAATTACTTGAAGGCCGCACAAAACAAGCACGAGAATGGCGAGAACAAGTTGATCCATGGTGGGCTTCACGATTGAATATGCCTGATCTGACTCCGCGTTTAGCATTACAACTCTGGGGTACAGAAGTATGTCGACGTGGATTTCATGACGACATTTGGATTGCTAGCTTAGAAGCCCGACTTCGTAATGCACAAGACAACATTGTTATCAGTGATTGCCGTTTCCCAAACGAAATCAACTCCATTAAACAAGCAGGTGGTCAAGTAGTGTGGGTACAGCGCGGCGAGTTACCCAGCTGGCATATCATGGCAGCAAAGGCCAATCAGGGTGATGTAGTTGCTGCGGAAAAACTAAAGCATCTTGGCATCCATGCTAGCGAAACTGCTTGGGTTGGGACTAACTTTGATGCTATCATAAACAACAATGGCACAGTTGACGAGTTGTATGCACAGATTGCAAACGTTGTCCAGTGAAACGCAAAAAGTAGTTATTCCGCTAAATAGGTCCACTTTAAGCACTACAAGCTAAATATCTTCGAGTAAGGGCAAGAAACCCTTAAGAATACGGAGATATTTATATGGCTCAGCTAAGTTCCCCAGGCGTAAGCGTTTCGATTATTGACGAAAGTGCATACGCATCTGCAGGCAACGGTACTGTACCTGTTATTGTTTTAGCAACTCGTTCTGATAAGAAATCACCAGACGGTTCAACTGCACAATACACTACAGCACCATTTGCAAAGAAACCACTTATTATTACAAGCCAACGCGAGTTGGTACAATTGTACGGTGAACCAAGTTTCACTATTGTTGACGGTACACCAGTACACGGTCACGAATTAAACGAATACGGCTTGCTTGCCGCTTATTACTACCTAGGTATTGCTAACCGTGCTATTTTAGTACGTGCAGACTTAAAGATGGAAGAGCTAGAGCCACAAGCCACTGCCCCAGTTGGTCCTCCAACTAACGGTCAATATTGGTTAGATACAGATGACTCTACATGGGGTCTATTCGAAGGCGACGGTAGTGCATGGGTTGCACAAAATGTTTTAGTAACAAACGGTGTCCCTACTGTTGGAGCAGGCGTTAACGGCGACTACGCACTTGATGCAGCTACAACACTAAAGACATTCTACAAAAAGGTTGCTGGTATTTGGGTCGCAGTCACATCTGCTACACTTGCCAGTACTGTAACAGTTGCTCCTCACTACCAAGTTCCAGCACCAACTGCTGGTAATGTATGGTTTAAGACTACAAGTCCTAATGCAGGCTTTAACTTAAAGTTAAAGAAGTATAACAGCACAACACAAAGTTGGACAGTTCAGACTATTGGCGCTGGCAATGTTGATCAATTAGTTGGTTACGAAGACAATGCAACAGCAACATCTGAGTTTGGCAGCAAATTACTTACAAACAGCACATACGTTCAGTTTGCCGAGTCAACAGCAGCTAAATTTGAAATTAAGCGTTATGATGGCGCAGCATGGGCAAGCATTACTCCGTCAGCTACAAGTGCAGCTCCAGTAGGTGCAACTCCTGATGGTAAGTTATGGTATGATGCAGGCGATAACGTTGACATTTATGTTAAAGACACAGTTGACGGAACTCCAACTTGGGTACCTGCTTCTCTTGTAACAGTTAATACTGAAGAGCCAGTAGAGCCAAGCAACGGCAACGTATGGATTGATACAAATGACATGGCTAACTATCCAGTTATTAAAGTGTTCAATGGTAGCGAATGGATTCAGAAAGATAATGCAGACCAAACAACTCCAGATGGTGCTTTGTTTGTTGACTTAACAGCAACAGCAGGTGACAGTTCCGGCGTCGAAGGTGGCGCAACTCCAATGGACGATCAAGCTCCTAACCCAGCTTACTATCCAGATGGTATGATCTTGTGGAACAGTGCAGTAAGTTCTGGTAATGTCAAGAAGTATAATGCAGCAGCAGGTCACTGGCAAACTGAATCTGGTAATACAGATAGCGGTCCTAAAGCCGGCGCTCCATACATGTTTGACAAGGCACAGCGCCGCGTAGTTGTTAAGCGTTTACAAGAAGCATTAGCAGACAATGACATGCTTCGTGCAGAAACATTAACCTTCAACGTTATTGCAACTCCTGCATATGTTGAATGTATCGACGAAATGGTTACATTAAACTACGATCGTAAGGAAACTGCATTTGTTATTGCAGATACTCCATTAAAGTTGTCTAACAAGACTACTGATGTTGTTAACTGGTCGCTAGGTGCATCAGCTGGTACTAACGGCGCAGATGGTCTAGTAACACGTACTGGTAGTGCAGCGATTTATTACCCAAGCGGTCTGTCAACTGACTTAGATGGCAATGATGTTGCAGTTCCTGCAAGTCATGCAGTTCTACGCGGTATTGCTTATAACGACCAAGTTTCATATCCATGGTTTGCTCCAGCAGGTTTGACACGTGGTGCTCTAAGTGGTATCAGTAACTTAGGTACAGTTAATGCTGAAAACGAATTCGTTCCATTGGCATTGAATCAAGGTCAACGTGATGCATTGTACGAAAAGAAGATTAACCCATTGGTTAACTTCCCAGGACAAGGTTTATACATTTGGGGTCAGAAGACATTGTACCCAAGTGACTCGGCACTTGACCGTGTAAACGTAGGTCGTTTACTATGCTACTTGCGTGAGCGTTTTGATATCATTGCTCGTCCGTTCATCTTTGAACCAAACGACAAGCGCACACGTGATCGCGTAGCAGCAGTGTTCAATGGCTTCTTGCAAGACTTGTTCACAAAACGTGCAGTATATGACTTCTTAGTTGTATGCGATGACACAAACAACACTCCAAGTCGAATTGATCGAAACGAGTTGTACATTGATATTGCAATTGAGCCAGTTAAAGCTGCTGAATTCATCTATATCCCTGTACGAGTTGTAAACACTGGCGCGATTGCCGGCGGTACTAAATAACACTAAGGAGAACTGAAAAATGGCAGTCAATTTAGATAAATTTAACGTACCAGGTGGCGAACAGGGCGTTCTAGTGCAACCAAAACTAGCATATCGTTTCCGTGTTACGTTTAATACATTCGGCAACGGCGAGAACTTACAACTTACAAGTCAAGTTATTAGTGCAAGCCGTCCAAGTCTAACACACGACGACATTGTTGTTGATGTGTACAACTCACGTATCAACTTAGCTGGTAAGCACACTTGGGATCCGATTACAGTAACAGTTCGTGATGACGTTACTGGTAAAGTTGCAAAGACTATTGCAGCTCAAATGCAAAAACAAGTAGACCATGCTAACCAAAGCTCGACTAAGTCTGGCAGCGGTTACAAGTTCGACATGTGGATTGAAAACTTGGATGGTAATTCTGATGGTCCAGTTGTATTAGACGCATGGCACTTAGGTGGTTGCTACGTTCAAAACGTAAACTACGGCGAAAACAACTATGCAACAAGTGATCCACTACAGATTACTATTGTTATCAAGTACGATAACGCTAACCACCATGATGTAGGCGGATCTGATTCCCCAGGCCAGCCAATGTTAGAAGGCGGATTAGGTGAAGCATCTGATCCAGCATCTAAGAACGGGGCTTAACTAGAGCTTTAACTTAAAGTGATAAGTAAAGGTAAGCAGAAATGCTTGCCCTACTAGGAGAATGATAAAGGGCGAGAAATCGCCCTTTATCTATTTTATAAATGACATTCAGTAATTTAGCAAAACATAAAATTTTAAACGGACGAGATGCCAATGGAGTTGGTCCGGACACTAGTCCAATGGGCGACGGATATCTTTTTCTAAAGTATGCGTGGTCTATTAAAATAGGTGATGACGGATTGGATAGTGCTCCTACATTGGTGGCAAAGTCATGCGAACTTCCACGTTGGTCAACTGAAACACAAATAGTTAACGTTTATAATCATAAAACTATAGTTCAGACAAAAATGAACTATGAACCAATCACAATGACATTTTATGATCAGCTCAACGGAACAGCGGAACGTTTGATTTGGAAATATGTAAAGGATCAATTTGATGGAAGTGACGGCAGTAAAAAAGCCGAGTTTACTCCGTTGACAATTGAAATTACAATGAAAGATTTATCTGGTGAAGGCGTAGGAGATAAAGTTTATACATTGACTAATGCTTTTATCACTGATGCACAACACGATACGTTAGACTACACAGCCAGCGATGTTGTATTATGGACAATCACAGTTCGGTATGAAGATTTAGAAATTTCTGGTGTCAAAGATCTTGAATTCAAAGGTCCTACTCCAAAAGTAAAGACCGGAATTGCTTCGTTACCAAAGCCGCCGAAGCCGCCGAAGCCGATTACAAAGCCGCCTAAGGCAGATGCATTAAAAGAAATTGAGCGTGGTGGCCGCAGCTCAGAATTTGCTAAAACTGATCCAAGACGATTAGATTTAAGTAACTGGGAAAAAGC